ATATGAAGACAAAGGTGAAGATATATTTTACACACAAGAACCTAAACCATCTCCGTTACTAAACGTAAACGGAGCTTCCTACGCATCAATAAAAGACAGATGTATAAGTGCAGAAACAGCTAAGAAATACGGAGTCAAGGTAGTATATGACTCAGCAGGAGCTATAGCACAGCATGTTTATCCTTATTATATTAAACATGAATTAACAGCAAATAAAATTAGATACACCAGGGATAAGATATTTAAATGCCAGGGTCAGATACAAGAGACAGGTTTATTTGGTCAACACTTATTTAAAGAAGGTGGTAAATTTTTAACAATTACTGAGGGAGAGGTTGATGCTATGTCTGCTTATGAACTCATGGGTTCTAAGTGGGCTTCAGTATCAATTAAGCGAGGAGCATCTTCAGCAGTCAAAGACATAAAAGAAAATTTAGAATATGTAGAAAGTTTTGAGAACGTTGTAATATGTTTTGACGGAGACACGGCAGGGGTTAAAGCATCAAAGCAAGTTGCCTCCATTCTTAAACCAGGTAAAGCAAAGATAATGACTTTACCAAATGGTTATAAGGATGCTAACGATATGCTCAAGCAGAAAAAGTTTGAGCAGTTCGTTAGGTCATGGTGGGAGGCTCAAGTATTTACACCTTCAGGTATCATAAGAGTAGCTGATAAGAAAGAGCAGTTCTTTCAAAGAGAAAAGAAAGAGTGTGTTCCTTATCCCTGGCAAGGTCTTAACAATAAATTATATGGGTTAAGACAAGGAGAGTTGCTGACACTAACAGGTGGGACAGGATTAGGTAAGTCAAGTGTAACTAGAGAACTAGAACATTGGATAATTAATCAGACTACTGACAACGTAGGCATCATAGCTCTTGAAGAAGATTGGAGAAGAACAGTAGACGGTGTATTATCTATTGAAGCTAATGCCAGGATTTATATAGACCAGATTAGAGACGGATTTAATAGAGAAGCTTTGGAGGAAATGTATGATAGAACCTTTAACACAGATAGAGTATTTGTCCATGCTCATTTTGGGACTAATGATATTGAGTCTATATTTTCAAAACTAAGATACTTAATTATTGGATGTGATTGTAAATGGATAGTAGTAGACCATCTTCACATGTTAGTTAGTGCCGTGCATGAAGGAGATGAGAGAAGAGCAATAGACTCTATTATGACCAGGCTAAGAAGTATTGTAGAAGAAACAGGAGCTGGTATTATTTTAGTCTCACACCTTAGAAGGATAGACGGAAACAAAGGACATGAGAACGGTATAGAAGTTTCACTATCACATTTGAGAGGCTCTAACAGTATTGGCCAGCTATCTGATTGTGTGATTGCCTTGGAAAGAAACCAACAAAGTGATGATGAGTTAGTGTCCAGGACAACAAGATTAAGAATACTTAAATCAAGATATACAGGGGACGTAGGCCTGGCCACCAATCTTATATATGATGTAGAGACTGGTAGATTAGAAGAGCAAGACTTATCAGAACTTGAACCAGATAACGAGGATTTACTATTGTGAAATTAGTTTTTGATATTGAGACTACTTCGCTAGAGCCGACTGATGGTACAATTTTCTCTATTGGTGTTAAGGACAATAGGGGGTTTGAGGTGGTGCTCGATGCAAATAATGAAGAAGAAGAAAAAGAAATGTTAATAAATTTCTTTAAGGTTATTGACTACG